TAAAAGAAAAACAAGACTGGTTAAGCAGTCAAATAAATATATTTTTTTTAATTTTAAAATGCTGGGTCAAGTGCTGGGTCAGGCGAGAACCCAGCACCCAGCACTAAAGCCACCAGTCGTAATGACTTACAACAATATACACCAGTCGTAATGACTTACCACAGCCTCCTAACGCTTGGAAAGCAACAGTGTTTTCCCGCCGACCGAAATCGCTTGGTGGGTTGGTTCGCAGACTGGGAAATATTTAGAGGGGACAACAGACTCTATTCTGGGAAATATTTAGAACATTAAATCTTCTCTAATAGTATAATGGTTAACCGAAAGAGAAAAGGAGGAGCAGTTTTACGGAGCGGAAAAAGAACGGGCAGCGATGTCCCCAATCCCAACTACAATACCCCCGTAGGAACTCCAGCAGGTTCGCCTGTCGTCCCCGCACAACCACAAGGTCATCATCACATTCAACCATTCAATCCTTTTCCGTTTGGATTCCAACCACAGGAACTATTCCCAACATTTGCTCCTATCCCACCCAACAGCGAGGGAGAAACCGACAACGAGAGCGAGAGGTCGTATGGAGGTCGCCGTTGCCCGATGGAGGACAGCTTCTTCTTCCCACCGAGAGATAGAGATAGACGATACGATACGGTGGAATATAGTCGGGTTGTTCCCCATCACGGTGGATTTAGAATGACGCACTCATTTTAGATTTTTTAATCTCCATATAGATTATAATGGATTGTTTAGAAAAACCTGAATTGAAGAGAGAGATTAAACTCTCCACCCAACCTCTACCAATGGAGAACGCTACCTTTGTCGTCCATTCACACGACACCACCACAGAGAAGATGATAATCGCCTACGATATTGCTGGAAATGCGATTGAGTGTTCCATTGAGGATATTTTGAATAACAAATACAGACCGAAACCAGACTACGGAATAACAGAAGAACCCAAAGCAGAACCCAAAGCAGAGGGAAAGTGTTTCCATACCACCCCTCAAAAACTAACCAAGGAGATGACGACGAGTGCTGGGTGTAGGGTGTAGGGTCTGTTTTAATTAGTTAGAATTAGAAATATAATAACAAGTTCATCGCTTCTTATTATAAAAGATAAAGACACCCTACACCCAGCACCCAGCATTACACGCTCATTTAGATTATAGTTATATAATATATTTCGCAACAACCCAATCCGCTGATTTCCGTTTTTCACCTTCTTTTGTGTTCTTATCCCGCAGGTTCTCAATCTCCTGTTGATACTGGGTGAGGTTATAACCCATCTTCCCCAAGTGTCGTCTCATCGCCACGAACCTGCCGCATGTCTGTATCTTGGGGTCTAACTTTTGTAATCGCTTCTTGTTATAGACAACGGAAAAGCCGTCCTTCTTTGCCTTATCAAATAGGCGAGTAAGGTCATTCGTCGCCTGACCCAAGATAAGACGAACCATTCGGGGAATGAACCGCCAATCAGTATCCCATTTCGCCCCGTAGGAGTTCATATATTCAACCGTCTTTCCAAAGCGAAACAGCCCTACGAAATGACCGCTGTTGGGCTTGTCCTCAATCAAGAGAACCTTGAAACTGTCGTCCTTGGGTAAGAGTTGCTGGATACTATCGTAGTTGCTTAACTCGCTGTATTTTATAATGTCGCTGGGGTTTATTTCTAAATACTTTTCCAAGTCAAAATTACTCATCGGTTCTCCTATTCGTTTTTGGATTTCCTCCTCGCTCATTTTACTATAGAGAGAGAAAATAAAAGACAATTTAGATTATTTTGCGGTTAGTTTAGCAGAAAATAAAATATCGTGAATATATAGAGATGGTTCACTGGAATAATTCATACCTATTTGGAAAAGCTCAAGAAAGCAAAATCCTACCCCTATTACAGTCTTATTTTGGTAGAGAGATTACTCCCACCGAAGGAAGGTATGCTAAATACGATTACAGCGACGACGACTTCAACTACGAAGTCAAGTCAAGGACGAACACGATGACGGCATATCCCACCACGATGATTACCAAGAACAAGACCGAAGGGAGTGATAAACCTGTTATCCTGCTATTTAATTATAAAGATTGCCTTGCTTACATCAAGTATGACGAAGAGCAATTCAAAGACTACCTTGTAGAACAATTCAGCAGAGCGGGGCTAAAGGCGGACGAGAAACCCCATCTATATATCCCAATAAACCATCTCTCCGTTATAGAGATTTATTAATAATGGAATGAAACCATTTTCTCTTATAATGGTTTCATTTTCCAGAACAAAAAAAAGAGGGAAACCCCCTATTTTTTATTTTTGTATTTTTTTGGAGACAGTCAAACCCAACGAGAATGCGACTGCTTGATTCTTTTGATTTGGGCGGCAGACATTCCAAAATAATTATTCTTCTTCAACTCCTCCTCCCACCCTGCGATTAATTCGTCAGCCGCCTTTTCAGCCGCCTTTTCAGCCGCCTCCATTTTTGTAATCGTATAAACGACCTCAATCTCGTATGGAACACCAAAGAACTCACACCTATCCTCATCTAATTTTGGTGTGCGAGTAATCGTAAGAGTATTAAAATCCTCGTTTTTGTAATGGTAGTCTGTAATAGCCCTGAAACAATCGTCAATACACTCCATCTCCCCGCCGAGATGTCCTCCGTCGCCTCCATTAACTCGCACCTGATAAGCCACTTGGTCTAAATCAGCAATCTCCTCCTCGCTGGTGTCCGCTTCGTATAAGTCAAAGTCAAGTTTGTCGCACTCACAATCGTCTATCCGTCTGCCGCACTCACGACAACTATCCTCGCAGGTCAGCCACCCTGATTTAGGGTGTTTGTAGCAATATACCCCTTGGTCGTCTTCGGCGAATACCATCTTTTACTGTTGTTGATGTCTTCTGTAAGTAGTAGTGTTTCAACTTCAATTGTTTTTTAAATGATACGATGGAAAGTATATATTTATAAGTCGGTTGTTCCTCTAAATATTACCCAGTGTAAGGTGTAGGGTGTAGGGTCTGTTTTTATTAGTTTGTAATAGAAATCCCCAGCAACCCATTCTATATTTATAAAGTTAAAGACACCCTACACCCTACACCCAGCATTCCTTATAAAGACAATACTTTCCATCGTATCATTCTGTAAAAAATTGATTGCGAAATACACTATACTTCTATAAGCATCAACACAACAACAAACGATATTATTATCAAAATGTTTAACCAATATATTACCAACTGCGACGAGAGGATTGTGAGTATCAAGAATGCTCTTACCCTCTCCCGAAACAAGTGGACTATAATGGATTTATCAGGGGTCGCAACCGCAGAAATGAGAGTGGCTGGAGAGGACGAGAACCAGATGCTAAACATGCGTTTAAGAAGCGTGATGTTAGAGAAGAAGGCGTATAAACTCCTTCCATTTGAGAGTATGGCTGATGCCGAAAAGGTTATTCAGCACTTGAGCGACAATATCAAGACGATTGATGTGCTTACCACCATTAGCCGTAAGGTATATCACAACGAATTGAGTGGATTGTTTAAAGAAACTGAATGGGTCGCTCACCGCACAGGATTAGAGGAACAACGAGCATATATCAAGACAATGATGACCCGTTTCCAATCACAATACGCAGACAGATGTGCGACACAGACAAAGGAACTGTTGAGATTATCCCAACACGGTTCAGCAGAGGAAAAACGCAAGGCAACCGAGTGTATGAAACAAAGCGTCCAGATGGAATTGGAGAGAGTGAGAACTGGAGGAGCAAATCCTTTGGCGAGTAGATAGATAGATAGATAGATAGCAAATAGATTATTTCCAAAAAGAACAAAATAGATTAAAAAACGATTATAAAATAAATAAATAGATTAAAATAATAGATTATTCTTGATTGATATAGATTATTACTTACTCATATAGGTAGCACAACTGTTTTCTAAACTCATTCTTATAATATACCACCACATTAAAAAAAACATTCTTTTTTACTTAATTACTTTAACAAAATCCTAATTAATCTAACACCCTAAATATCCTCAACAATTTCTCCCCCTCTTTGAGCGACGCCTTTTGTTTCTTGATTGCGATTTCCCTTGCCTTTTTTTTCTTGTCCGCTTGGTTCTTGGCGTAGGCGATTGCGGCAAGGCGTTCCTGTTCCTCTTTGGCTTTCTTTTCCTCCGCCTTGACCTTGTTGGCGTTGCGTGTCTGCTCCTTTTTGAGTTCCGCTTTGGTTTTGACTTTCTCCTGCTTTGGTGGAGCAACATCGGCAGTGCTAAGCAGTTCGGCAGCGTTCTTGGTTGCGAGAATTTCTCCATTACACCCTGAATAGTCGCCCCTTCTAACCGCAACTCGGTTATTAATAGCGAAGGCGAAGAAGTCTCTTGTGTCCTTGCTTTTAAAGGCGTAGGTAAGCCCCACAACCATCGTCTTAAATAGGAACAGGGAAAGAGGACAAGACGCAGCAAACGAGCAGATTTCTTTGTCTTCGTCGAAGGGTTGTGCGATTAAGACATACCACTTCACACCATTCATCACGAACTCCTTGTTGTTAAAGAAATCAACACGGATACCACAGGGGTCATTCGGTTTCCCTTCCACCTTCTTCAACACATTCCACTGATTCACCTGCTCCACCATCTCCCGCACATTAAGGAGACGAATCCGCCCCTCACACAAGCCCCAAGTCATACAGACATCGTCTTCATCGTCATATTCTTCGAGGATTTCCCAATATTCTTCGAGAATTTCCTTTTTGTGGATTACTCTTGGTAGTTTTGTGGAAATGCTGACTGACGACATATTAATTACTTTGTCTTACGACTTGTTGTTGTTTTGATGCTTATAGAAGTATAGTATAAATCACAATCAATTTTGTGTAGAATGATACGATGGAATTAATCCAAATATAAGAGAGATTTAGATTAATTTATAGTTTATTAGATTATTTCATATATACACAGAATAGATTATTACTGATAAAAATAGATTATATCAACTATATATAAAATAGATTGTTTCAAGATATAATTTATAAATTATATCCTATATAGGTAAGTAATAATCTATTTTTATCAGTAATAATCTATTTATATAATCTATTTCTTTCTTTTTTTAATCTATTTCTTTCTTTTTGGAAATAATCTAAATAACAAAGAGGGTTTATAATGAATGTAGGGTGTAGGGTGTAGGGTCTGTTTTAATTAGTTATATTTGGAACAGCCCTCCCAACCCATTCTCTATAATAAAAGTTAAAAACCACCCTACACCCTACACCCTACACTCACCCATATATTTCCATCGTATCAATAAAAAAAGAGGGGTTGCCCTTTTTTTGTTTTGTTTTGTTTTGTTTTGTTTTGTTTTGTTTTGTTTCGTTTAAGATGGGTCAAAACACAAAAGGTAGTTCTTACCATTAAGATTGTTTCTCTCTGTTTCATCGGGGAAATTGTGAGGGTCGGTTTTACGAGAATAGAATGCGATACGGCAGACCTTTCCATTAAACTTATAATCCGCCCAGCGACTACCCAAGAACCCATTTGACCAATTGCCGAACTTACCATTCACCTTGTGGTCGTTATTCATCAACCACACCCCTACCTCTACCTTGGTAGCAGGGTCGTTCCACCATCTTAACAACTCCGTCTCCTCAATACAGGGGTTGAGGAACACTTGCGTCTTTTTGAGGATAGAATAAGGGGCTGTCTTTAAGAGTTTCACAAAGACATCCAACTCTTTTCTACGCACAGCCAGTTTCTCCTCTCCGCCGTCTTCTAGGAACAAGGGTGTTTCCTCACGCACCTCACCACTCCCGCTATCCATTACGAATGTCGTCATCTTAATTACTTTGTCTTACGACTTGTTGTTGTTTGATGCTTATAGAAGGTTGGTATAAATCACAATCAATTTTTTACAATATGATACGATGGAATTAATACATTATTGCTAACAAAGTATTAATTAATAACTTTCAATAACGGAGAGATGTGCTATTGGGATATATAGGTGGGGTTTCTCGTCGGCTTGGTTTCCTGCTCTGCTGAATTGTTCTACAAGGTAGTCTTTGAATTGCTCCTCTTCATACTTGATGTAAGCAAGGCAATCTTTATAATTGAACAGCAGTATCACAGGTTTATCACTCCCTTCCGTCTTATTCTTGGTAATCATCGTGGTTGAGTATGCTTTCATCGTGTTCGTCCTTGACTTGACTTCGTAGTTGAAGTCGTCGTCGTAGTAATCGTATTTAGCATACCTGTCTTTTGTCGGGGTGATTTCTCTTCCAAAATAAGAGCGTATCAGGGGTAGGATTTCGCTTTCTTGCTTCTTCCCGTAAATATAAGAGTTTTCCCAATTCACCATTTCTATATACTACTGATATTTTAAAATCGCCTAAACTAGACGCAAAATAATCTAAATCGTCTTTTTTTTATATCCGTATAATATAAATGAGCGACGCTGAAATTGAAAAAAGAATAGGAGAACCGATGACTAACTTTGATTTAGAAAAATACCTTGAAATAGACCCGAGCGACATTATCAAGTATAGTAAGTTGAGCGATTACCATTCTATTGAGCAACTCTTGCCCGAGAAAGATAGTTTCAGGGTTCTCTTGATTGAGGACACATACAACAGCGGACATTTTGTAGGTCTGTTTCGCTTTGATAAGACGATTGAATACTTCAACTCTTACGGGGCTAAATGGGATACTGATTGGCGGTTCATTCCCCGAATGATTCGCTTGGTTTTGGGTCAGGCAACCAACGACTTAACTCGCCTGTTGGGTAAGGCAAAGAAGGACGGCTTTAATGTCGTGTATAACAAAAAGAGATTACAGAAATTATCGCCTAAAATACAGACCTGCGGGAGGTTCGTTGCTTTGAGACGACACTTGGGGCAGATGGGATACACTCTTCCCCAGTTCCAAAAGGAGATTGAGAACCTGCGGGATAAAAACACGCCCGAAGGAGGGAAACGGAAATCTGCTGATTGGGTGGTTGCGAAATATATTGAATAAGTCTGCCGACGGCTCCTTTTTTAGAAATGTAGGGTGTAGGGTGTAGGGTGCTTATAATGTTTTATTATACAGAATGGGTTGGGAGGTCTGTTTCAAATATAACTAATTAAAACAGACCCTACACCCTACACCCTACACTCTCC